TTGACTAATCATAAGCATACCAAGTATAATGACATTAATGAAGTGGTAGGATTAGAAGGATCGTTGATCCTATGGCCATCTAATTGTGTACATGGTTATAGAACTAATCACACAGACAATAGAATTACTATATCCAGTAATCTCATGCCTAGATATATTAATTCTTTTGAAGTTATACCATTGACAAAAGATGAGAGACACACTGCCATGACAACATTTAGATCAGGGCAACTATGGGATAATCCCGAATTATAATATGGAAGTTATTAACGTACTACCTACGCCAGTGGCGATCATACCCTGCCCCTTTCACAGTAAAGTAAAGGAGTCAGTTCTACAGGAGATAGAGGAGAAAGGATTTAGTGATCTCTCATATAATACTGGTTCAAAAGATTTAAAACATATTGGACATTATTCTGTATTACATGATGATGCCCTGTTTGGTAGATTTAGAAATTGGTGTGAACAACAGGCAGAATTATATGCCAAGGAAGTCAAGGGAGATTATATACAGGAGACAGTTCAAGTTACGGATAGTTGGATAAATGTGGCAGAAAAAGGTGGGTTTCAATATCCACATTTCCACGGCAACTCTTACTTATCTGCCATATATTATGTGAACTTTGATATGGATAAGAAACACATACCTACACATTTTATACAAGATGAGTCAGTATTCACACCGAATATGCCTGCCCTTAATTTCTTGAGAAACAAAGATACGCCCCATAATCAAGTCAATGAGGTGTTGGCAAATGAGGGCGAGTTGATGATATTTCCCTCTCATGTGACACATGGTTACGAAACAAATGAGGGTGAAAATAGAATCACCCTGTCTATGAATATGATGCCCACTATAGTTACCAATGGGGATTATGGTTGGCGATGTGTCAATTTGAGTTCAAATGAGAGACTTGAGGCATTTAATCATAAAGAGGGGTTGCCAAATAAAAAGTGATCTATTATAATTAGTAAGTGAGAAACAAAACTAACCCTCGCGCTGGGGATTCTTGATTAGACCCTTGAGTCCTGTATTCAGAAATGCGGCAACTGGTTTTTGTTTCTCGACACCCTACTTATCTTATCATGGCACATTGGCAAGCAGTTGTTAAAATTAACAACAGACTATTCAGAACACAGTTCGAGAGTCTTAGTAATTTTGGTGCTGATGCCAAGGCAGAGGCGATAGGTAGATATGGAACTGAGGACGTACAGTTGTTTCCTAGTTCTAAGAGGCAGTGACAATTATATTAGTGGCACAATGTAGTTGACAGTATCGAGATACGATACTATAATTAAGATGTAAGAGAGAGGGTTTGTGTTTGTTCCTCTGCTCTTACATCTTTTTTTATTATGAAACAAATGAACCCCATCACTATTGAATCAGTACATCAACCAGAGGCACTTGATTGGTATATCATTGCTATGAAGGATTTGGGCACCCCTGTTAGGACACTAGATATAATGAAAAAAATATATCAGTATCAAGAGAAGGGTATCATTGAATTTGTAGGCGATCTTAAATATCAATGGCAATATGCTTTGAGGTGGGTTAAAACTGAATTAAAGAAAAGAGGTTTGATTACAAAACACAGAAAAGGAAAACTCACTTATTGGACTTTAACATGAAAACAATGAAAGATAAAGTATTAGTTCTAAAGTGGACACATAAACTATGCCGTACTCTTGAACAACAATACAGAGATCATTCTTTAAGATCTGCTATGAATAGTCAAGCAATCACAGGAACAGACCCATATCTACAGGAGAGAGTAAGAAAAATTGAAAACCACGAAGATGAAAGGATTAGTTTCTTTATCGAGAAAGGTAGAAAGTACTACAAAGTTTGTATGAAAACTAAACAAGTCAATCGTCAGTTTGGCGATGATATAAGTGTTCATGCCTTTGTTGATAAGAACACAGGCGAAGTATATAAACCAGCAGGGTGGAAGTCGCCTGCTAAACACGTTAGATTTAATATGAGTGATGACATAGACAGAGCAAGACTCTATAGTATATGTGATTGGGCGGGCGGTTATCTCTACTTGAGATAACGATTAACGGACTAAATAACTAAAAAGAATTAATTATGGGATACGATTCACTTGTTTCAGATACAGAGGCATTAACAAAAGTTAAGTTAGGTCAAGTTGACCGAACTAAGAAACAATTACAAGCAGCAATGCGGACTATAGGTAATCTTGATGAGAGATTGACTTCATTAGAGTCAATGACTCATGCTGCCCTGATGAAACAACAAGATGACATTAAAGCACTTGTTATTCAAGTCAACACTTTGAAAGGACAACTTGAAGAAAAGGAAGCATCAAAGAAATTTGATATGGACTCTATGCCTGCTGAGTATGGTGGTGCTGGTGCGCCTCCAGTTGGATAGTTGCCAAACTACCTACAATATGTAATACTAAGATTGAACACACAACTTTTTTTTATGGAAGATGAAATGATTGATCTCTATGAGATCGGAGAATCCACAGACAATGAGTGGATTACTGAAATTGAAGGCGTTGAAGAGGTATTCGACCCCGAAACACAAAAACTATTAGCACAGTTCTAAAACTGTCACAATGCTCCTAGATTCTAGGGGCATTTTTTATTATAATATGGTTATTGACACAAACACTATGGAATTGAGAGACCACCAAACAGATATTATACAGTTGATGACAACACAGACCAAAGGCAAGATTCTTGTGCCCACTGGCGGTGGTAAGACAATGTGTATGATTCAAGATGCTAAGTGGCGTTTTACAATGCCTATTCATCAGACCATAGTTGTTGTTGCTCCTAGAATACTATTGGCAAATCAATTATGTTCAGAGTTTCTTGAGCATATTGATAATGTAGATGTGTGCCACGTTCATAGTGGAGACACACATCATTTCAAGACTACTAAACCAAAAACTATGGAGAAGTGGTATCACAATTCTGTAAAGAATATATTGATATTTACAACATATCACTCACTTCACAGAATAGAGGAAGCACAGGACATTGAGGTGGACACAATATATTTTGATGAGTCACACAATGCTGTACAAAGAAACTTCTTGCCCGCTGTCAAACATTTCTCAAAGTATGCCAATCGTAAGTATTTCTTCACTGCTACACCTAAGAATAGCAAGAACCCTGACATGGGTATGAATGGTAAAACATTTGGTAAAGTGATTGCTCAAGTGCCTGCTCCAGAGTTAATTGCTAAAGGTTACATCATACCACCTAAAGTCAAGGCAGTTAAATATCCAGTTGGTTTTATGGACGCTCCTGAGCAACGTGATAAAGCAATGATACTTGATGCTATCAAGAATGAGGATTGCATGGACAAAGTATTGGTAACTGCCAAGTCAACAGCAAATATTCGTAACCTTATCACAAAGACAGACTTTCAGGCAATATGCCACACTATGAAATACAATGTAATGTGGATTACATCAAAGTATGGTGCTATCATCAATGGTAAGAAAGTAAACAGAGAAACATTTTTCAACTTGATGAACAAGTGGGGCAGTGATGACACTAAGAAGTTTCTATTGTTTCATCACTCTATACTATCAGAGGGTATGAATGTATCAGGATTAACTGCTGCCATTCTATTGAGAAATCTTGATCTAATCACTATGGCACAGACTATTGGTAGAGTCATCAGACTTGACAAGAGTGATGCCACTAGACTAAGATCAGGAGAACTAAAACCACAGGGCAAAGGTTTCAAGAAACCATTTGGCAAGATGTTTGTGCCAGTGTATAACAATGTAGGTATCTCTACAGAAAAGAGATTACAGAGTGTTGTTGATACTATCTTTATCAAAGGAGAGGCACAGGAATCAATCATTAACAGAAAAAAGTAACTAGATAGTAAAAGGACACAACTATGGACGGAGAAAACAGAACGGAGGCAATTCGCCATTTATCGTTAGCGAAAATGGAAGAACACTATGCCAAAAGAATGGAGGAATTAGTTAATGATATGCAACTTGCCTCTGCTGAGTCGATCATGGAAGAAATGACTTATACAGGAGAAGAGATTGACGATTGTGACGTATTTCTTGATGACCTAACTGATTGGTTAGAAGATGGCACAGACCTACGTTTTTATAATAAAGAATGACTAAAGAAGAAAGGCAAACTAGAAAGGATATTGAAAAGTTAATCTATCCAGACCACTTAAAGTTTTTAAAGAAACTAAAGGCACAGTTAAAAAAAGATAAAGGCATAACACCAAGAAGAAAAACTAGGAAGAACTACAAAGCAAAATGAATGAACCATTAATGCTATTTGCCATTGGCATCAATAAGTTTACTGTTAACAACTGGGAAGAAAAGAAACCTAAGTTGCTCGAACTGATTAAACTTAGTGATGATGATGTTGCTTTCCTTGATGCCAAAGAATGTAAGACAGACTATTTTAAACATAACACTCGCCCGCCATATTTTGATGAGTTTTGTAATATAATGGCGGAAGAATTAGATGAGATAGTAGAAGTATTTACAGAGGGATTGGCAGACAGATACAGAGGAGAGTGCCCAGTTAAAAGTTTAGATTACTGGCAACTATGGTCACAACAATATACTCAGGGAGAGCATCATGGTGCTCATAATCATGGTATGATGAACTTATCATGTGTATTATATGTTGAGTTTGATGAAAAGGAACATTTAGGCACATCATTCTATTCGCCATTTCCTAATCCTTACTATGGTACAATACACAAAGCACAACCACCTGTCAAGGAAGGAGAGATAATTGTGTTCCCATCATTATTATTACATGAGTGCCCAGTTAATCCATCAAAGAAACAAAGAACAATAATGTCATTCAATATACCAATGGCGTGACAGTTGACAAAGTGGCACACAGGGGGTTGTATTGTTGCCATGATGTACTATTATATAAATGTGAGGGATATGCGGTTCTACTG